TTTTATAATAAAGTTTATAGGTTGAGCTTTTAATACAGCTGAACCAGCAGCGCCACTTGCCGTTATTGCAGTTCCTAAAGTAAATCCTGTACCTACACCTACAGGGAAATATGTACGAAAGTCTGGAACTTTAAAGTTAGAACCTGATGTTCCAAATACTGTTCCTATAACTGCATATAATTCTGAATAAGTAGAGGTAGAATAATCAGCCCCATTACAAAGAAGCCAATCATTAACACCACTAATAGTTTGCGTGGAAGGAGTACTACCAGAACCAAACATAACAATAGATCCTACTTGAAATCCAAGTTTGTTCATTTGAGCAGAAGTTTGAGTAACAGCTGTTGTGGCTAAATTTGGAAACTGTGTTTTAAGAACAGTTTTTATAAGCCTTAGATGATCGTCACCTTCAGATATATTATCACTAGCAGCCGGGTTAGCTGGAGCAAGTTGGCTAATATAGCTAGCAGTTTCTACAGTCATTAATCTAGTCCTTTTCTTATTGTACCATAATTATAATGGTTTGTCAATTACTTTATTTTTTCTTACGTTTATCATACCAATATTTACTAGCTTCTCTTAATTGTGTATTAATAATTCTAATCAACTCTAGTTCTTCTTTGATTACATTATTGTACCCTATACACATATCTGAATTAAATTCTTCTGATAATCTATCTGCTAACTCTATAACTCTATCTATATGAGCGCAACTGTCAGGAGGTATATTAGGTCTTACAACTGTCATTCATTTGGCCTTGTTGGAAAAGTAAATGGATCATCTGCTGCTGGTAAATCTCTCAAAGCTTGTCTATAATTTTTCATTGCATCTGACATTGTTACATCTGACAACGAATAAAAATCTGTAGCTTTAAGACGATCATTCCTGTCGAGCCGCATTTGTTCTAACTTACGGTCATTCTCACCAGCATCCCATTCAGCGGCTTGCCTGACATAAATTTCAGTTGCCTCTGGACTCATTTCTACCGTTACGCCATTTAAATTTTCATAGTATTTTTTTGCCATTTTATTATCCTATGCGTGTTTAATGCCAAGTAATGTCGCACGACCATTCGCACCTTCGCCTGACTGCCAACCAATTTTTACTTGTGTGATGTCGTAATCTTCGTCTAAGCCTCCAGCAAAGTATGATTGATAATACTTGTCGTCAGAAGACATATAACTAAACTGTCCAGAATACATATTGTTACCAACCGGGTCTGTTGGAAAATGCAGCCAAATCACCCCGCCGCCGCCATAATCGGCGTCATTGCCCATTCCAGATAAATTAATTCGTTGATTTATTGTGTTAGAGTAAGAAGCACTAGCAAAGGTAGTACCGTTCATACCTTCATAAAGGTTTGAGTTAAGGTTTGAATACTCGTCAGTCGTGAGTAATCCTCCAGAGGTTCCAAGCCACATTCGTAAATCCTTGCCATCTTGAACTGGTTTAATATCTGAAAGAGTAATTAAATATGTATCATAGTCAGTAGAAAAACCTGTAAGAGTAATACCAGTTTCTGATCCGCTAAATGTTCCTGTCCCAAGAACAGCCATTGCGCCTGATCCAACATAACTTTTAACTTGTGATGCATTAACGTATTTTGTTGCACCTCCATCATCAACAAGCAATTTATCTGTATCAGCTATAGTAATTGATGTACCATCAGTTCCAGAATCAATCTGTATTGCTCCACCAGCAACCTTGTCAGCCGTAGAAATTGTGCTAAGTTTTGAGTCAGCTATTGATCCAGCTAACATTGCACTTGTAACGGTAGACCAAGCTGGATCTGTACCGTCCGTAGTTAATACAGTATTAGCACTACCTATGGCTAAACGCTCCGCAGCACTTGCACCCCTTTTAATAACATCACCTCTGGTAGTCATAGGATCTGTAAAACCACCAATATATGTTTTAAGCCGAGAAGCTGCTGTCTTTCTATTTGTACCGCCAGCACCATTATCTACTATAAACAGGTCAGCATCTACTATATCTTCTCCAATGTCAGTACCACCATCTATATCTAAAGCAGTCAAAGGAAATCCACCAGCAGTTTGTACTAAAGTATTGACCCTAGATAAAGCAGCTTTTCTATTTGTACCTCCAGCAGCATCATCTACAATAATTAAATCAGAAGTAGTTAAATCTGCTCCAATATCTGTACCGCCATCTATGTCCAATGTTGTTATAGGTGTTGTACCAGCTGTTAGTCCTGCACCCGATCCTGCTAAAGACGCTGCTGTAACAGAACCAACTACCGTAACATTTGTAGTTCCTGTTGGTATTTCTAAGACATCAGCATCAGCATCATTCTTAATGGTTACATCATTGGTAGAACCTTGACCAGTAAGGATAAGTCCTTCAGCAGCAGTATATCCTATTGCAGCATTATCTCCTGTACTAGTATCAGCTGTTAGATCCACTGTACCAAATGTAGGTGTAGATGATATACTTACTGTTACTTCACCTGTAGTTTGGTTTACGGCAATGGGAGTAGTAGCTTCAACTTGTGACACACCTGATAAAGCTGCTGCCAATGTAGACTTACGAACCTTATGCGTAGTATCTTCGCTTATATCTACAATAGCAAGAACATCATTATCAGATAAATCTGCTTCTGTAAGTTCTGTTAATTCAGTTATCTTTTTATTAGTCGCCATTCTGTTGCTCCCTACCGCCTCTTATTAACCTTCTAACCAAGTAACATTTACAGTAGCAGTTCCACTTGCAGTTATAGCAGCTATCGTATCACCGGGTCTTATTACAAAAATTTCTGAATCACTAACATCTACCTGTACACCAGATGCTACGGCAGCTGTTGGAGTTGCACCTTGACCAGCTATACAAGCTACATATGCCAAAGCTGTTGAAGATATACGGACAAGTGTAACATTGGCTGGACAAGCTGAAGATCGTGTTGCCCCAGAAGTAGTAGTAGCAGCTAAGTTTACACTTGAGTTTATTTTATAAAAATTATTCTGTAGTGCCATTGTATTTTTCCTTATGCTTTAATGTTTTTGTCAGAGTTCATTTCAAAACCTAGCTCTATACCTTTAAGCCTCAGTTCTTCTTCTTTATAAGCCATCTCATGCTCAGTCTCTATTCTCTCCAGTTCTAGTTTTGCAGCGTCTATTTCTAATCGTTTAGCTTTTACCTCTGCCTCCAACTGTGTAGCCTTGGCCTGTGTCATCATCGCTTGAGCTTGAGCCTGTGCTAGTTGCTCTTGTGCGTTAGGTGGAGGAGGTTGGTTACTAGGTTGAGAAACAAACTTGTCTACATTTTTAATCCCCATCTCTGAAGCCATCTCTCTCATAAGATTATAAACATTATCGTCGCTTATTATCCCTTGAGTCTGTTGACCTACTTTTTCCATAAGCATAGCAAAGTTGTTAAGGTTTTGTACTCTAATATCTTGATCGCCATATCCAATACCTACCTCTATATCTACGTCAAGATCTTCTCTCCATGAAGAAGGATCTATAGGAAAATAAGTATTGTTTACTCTGACAAGTCTTTCTCTATCTTCAAAACGCTGTATTAAATTATAGATAGACTTAAACATATGCCTTACACCTGTGTCGGCAAATATTCTAGCTATAAGTTCCAATCTCCCTTGAGAGTTAGTTAATGCTGCATTAGCTGCACCAGCTGTAACATGGGTCTTTAAAGCATCTGCTGACACGCCTTGAGTCTGTGCTGAAACTCCTGTCCTTCCTGCTTTAATACCTTCCCAATATTCTAACATTTGGAACGCTGCTGGTTGCAATGCTGGTGTTTGTATAGGTGTAAGCGCACTAGGAGATCGTGTTCTTACAATACCACCCGGACGGTTTGTAAGTAAATCGTCTACATTTACCTGACCTTCTACAATCTGAAACCTTCCGTTATTTGCCAAATACATATTGTCCAGTAAATTCCTGGTCAATGTTGATCTAATAAGTTGTATGTCTTCTACCGTTTCCGCTACACTTAATCCGTAGAACTTATGAGATATAGGTATAGGACATATTGTACTAAAAGGTATATAGTCTATTGGCTCTAAGTCCAGTATCTCATCTCCAGAATGTATAACTTTATGTAAGACACTAACCCCTGTACCGTCTATATCCAGTTGCATATAGGACTCATTAACCATGACCATTGTTTCGGATGGTACAGAAGAACTGTCTGGGAAAGTTCCTGTAGAGTCATAGGAATGTCTAGCTATATATTCTTGGCTAGTTGTAATCTCATCTGCTTCACTAGTATATCCCGGTAATTCTTCTATAATGTCTGGATCGTATCCCATTTTGATAAGATCACTCTTAGACTTGTGTGACCTATGACAAATAAACCTAGCATCTTCTATAGATTTTGCACCTCTATTGATTAAGAACTCTTCGGGAGGTACGTTTTCCAGAGTTACCTTACCGT